GCATCGCCGCCTGACCAATCGTCCGTATACCCCGAACGACTCCATTGAATAAATCCGTCAGACCCGTACGCAAAGACATACGGAGCCAAGGCAACGATGCCACCGGAAACGGTTACTGCGGATACAAGAGTAAGCTGACTCGTTCCGTTATCAAAACCTTGAAAGAGCTGCCCCGCAGCATCTGAAGAAATGTCTTCCAAGTTTGGCGCAACATGCGCCAGTATTTCGTTTTGGCTGTTTGTGGTGTTAAACGCTACATCAAACTGATATAGCGAGTTAGCGTTTGATACATAACCACCATTGGTCCGGTTGGTCACAATGCTGGAATTGCCATTCTGGTCCAGCCGAAAACGAAACACACCGTCCTTGGTACCTATGTGGACATAGGTATAACCATTATGATTGTGAATGTGCATGCCACGGGCGATGCCATCCAGCCGGTCTTGAAGCGCCCGATACCCGCCGATCTTACGCGGCAACCCACGCTGGAACCGGACCCATTGTCCGTCCACATAAAAGTTACCTTCAAACTTCGTTCCGTCCCGCTTAATTCCGGGTTCGGAGCGAACGATGATCGGCTGAAGTGGCATCAGTAACTACCGCCTTCAATCGGGTCAAGACCCAGCGCAATCTGCGCCGCAGAAGTACTCGCAGCCGTAAAGACCGCGTTACCAATCGACGTTGCACCCAAGTTGGTTCTTGCACCGCTCGCGGTTGTTGCGCCCGTACCACCCTGACTGACGGCAACGGGAATACCAATCGTTGATGTATCCGCGTCTACAACATCCGTGCCATCGCAATACAAAATGGCTCGGGCTGCGGAAGATACCGTGACACCGGGACTTGCTTGAGAAGAAGTGCGAACACCAAGCGTATAAGACCCAGAGGTCTGATTGCTGACCCAGTATTGCTGTACGGTGGTCGGAACAATGATGTCGCGATTACCCGTCAGGGTGCCGGTAAAGACATACGCCGTCTTGTTTAGTTCCGCAATTGAAAGCGTGTAATTGCCGCTTCCCGATACGTCAATCTGGAGCAAGCTAAAGGCATAGATAGCCGACTGACCGAAGCCAATCGTCCAAAACTCTACGCCATCCGTAACCACAATCGCGCTATCGCCCGGAGACAATACCAGCGTTAATTCGCCGTTGATCGTCTCTGAGGTGCTTGGGTTTAGCGTCAGATCGCCCGTGCCGCTGTTGCGGACATTGACAAACCAGTCGTTGCCAAGCATTGACGCTGTTGAAAACGCCAATGTTCCCGCACCACCCGTCCAAACTAGCGCCTTCGCTCTATCGCTTGTTGAGGTCGTGTAATTGCTATTAAACGTACTGACCGGAACCGATTGGTTGAGCGTCGTCGCAATCGCCTTTAGCCCAAGACCCGCAAGCGCCGCCGCGTTCGCTGCTGAAGCTGATGCACCATATTGGAACGAACGCCAAGTTCCCGACTCCGTGCTGTTGTCCGTCAGGTAAATCTGAAACGTGCTGCCCGAAGTGGGTGCGCAAATTTGCACGCCCGTGCTGGTCCGAACTTCAAAAGTATTGGAACCGACATTGTTAAAAAGAACCGTTTCGCCAGTACTCGCATCCCGCGCATCCGGCATCGTGATGACAAGACTCGTCGTCGTCGCATTAACATCCATAATGGATGCAACGACATCATTTGACGGCGCAGTTTCCAGCGGCCAGTCCAGTACCTGATCAATCGTCAGGGACACATAACGGTACGAAACATCACTTGGATAGATGTTCGTTCCGCCGAAAGTTTGAGTAAAGCTAGGCACTGTTAAGCCTCCCGACGATTCGTAGACCGATCAACGATCTTCTGTAAGTCTTCACCATTCAACGCCGCCAAGGCGCGGTCGTAGTAGGACTGCCACAACTGTACGCGCTGGTCGTCCTTTACAAACGGCGTCGCCTCCACAAGCGACCCATACAGCAACAAGTTGGGCGCGTACTCCGACAACCAGTTGGTCTGATTCGTATCATCCAACAACGGCGGCAGTTCGTAATACAGAATCTCTACCGGGTACGCCGCATCGGGCGTTGGGGCAAAGATCCAGTAGTTGTAATTGTAGTCAGCGTAAAACTTTGGCGGGTCGGTTTCGGTTTCGTTTGGCCAATACTCACGCACATATTCATACGATCTTGGATAGACCTGAACCCGCGTGTTGTTGCCCGTGCCGGTGCCGTAGTTAATGCTGATGGTATCGCGCCACCGATCCGGCTTTGCATACACGGCAACGTCAGACTGCATGGTCATCGTGACCACATTCTGAAAACCCTGGATCTTTAGCTCACGCGCAATCCGACGCTCAGCCAACGTAATGAGGCGCGGAATCTGTTCAAAGACAATCGGGTCCGTTGCCCCACCACGCTCAAGGTAGTTGCGGATGTCCGACTGCAAACTGGTAAAGGTCATTGCGGCTGGCATTTAAATCTCCAATTAAGTAACGCGCCGCCATTCCGGCTTACCAATACCCCGGCTGAAGTGGGGAGTATCGACCAAGCGAACTCCATTCCCACCCCACGAATTAAGCGGGTGCAAACTTTCCCAATAAGCGCCAAGCGGGGCAAGCTCAGCCTTGTCGTAGCACAACTTGCCATCTTTAAAAAAGTTCAAATCTACTGCTCGACGGCTTAGATGCAGGCTATTCATAGTCTTGCTACGACCGGCACGAACATGAATCTGTTGCTGCTCGGGGGTACGGTACAACTCGCCACCCGTCACCACGAAGCCAAGTTCCGTCGCCTTTTCAATCAGCTTACACATGTCAAGCAAGAATCCAGCCTGTTCGGAGACGTTACTCATTTAAGCGCCTCCTTGAGCTGATCTGCCTTGTCCTTACTACCCTGCGAGGAGCCGAAGTAGTACGACACGATCTGTGTAGAGATCGCAGACAAGACCCCGAGAATGTAGATCAGAATATCTTTGCGGCTGGACTCAACCGGAGTGTTGTCGAACATCACAACACCAAAAAGAATGAAAGTCAGCAGCAGGATGGAAAGGGCAAGGACTGGGGTGACGATCTTGTTGAGCAGCGGGGCTTTGTCCGAGGTGGCAATTGCTGTCTCACGATCCCGAGCCGAGTCTACGTCCTTGAGACGCATATCCAACTCAGCCAAATCCAACTTGTTCTCTTCAATCTTCAAGCGGAGCAGTTCTTCTTCATGCTCCATCTGTGCCATCTGAACCTTGGCCAAGTCTTCGGGCGACATGTCGGGCTTCAGTTCTACACCCAACTTTTCCTCAATAACATTTTTACCCTTTGCCAAAACCGCATTGGCCACGAGTCCTAGCCCGTTTGCAAGGAGCGGTTTTAATAGTGGAGCGAGTGCAGCAGGAAGTGGCATCGGTTACTCCTTATCCGCCTTGGCATCTAACTTGTCGTTGATTCGGTTCAGCATCGTTTTGATTTCTTCAATGTCTGCGCGGTAATCCGCACGGGTCACGTAGGTCAGCGGCAACGCCCGAACGTCCTTGTCCAGACGCTCAATAGAACGGGAGATGTTATTCAGAATCCAACCGCCGAAAAGCCCAGCGATTCCGATAATGATGTTGAATAGAATCTGACCGTCTTCCATCACACGCTCCGTATCACAATTGACACTAACCAACTAATCACGGCTCCCGCCGATAACCACAACAACTTCTCAACCCAGTCGAGCCTACGCTCCAAGCCCCTTACCCTGTCCCCGACCGATTTAATCCGGTGGGTATAGTCACTCTTTAGCAACTTCAGGTCTTTGGCTTCGACCGTCATCGCTTCTTCAACTTCTCAATGACGCCGAGATTCCGATCCACGACGTAGAGGTACAGCGCACACATGATTCCGGTCAGGACGTACATATCTAACCACCACAGCGCCCAGACCCCGGCTAGTTTGATCACTACCATCACCGCGAGCGGGTCAGCGTAGTTAAAAGCCTTGGCAAGAATCGGGTTCACCTCGCGTCCTCCTAACTTCAAAGCCTTCAACGTGCTCCATACGTCTAGAGCGTTCAATGCTATAAAAATAAATAAAAAAATTTCATTGATTTGCATAACTACGCTCTTGCTTTCTTCTTTGCTGAACTAGCCTACCACTTTCCCTCATTTTTTCTCTTGCTTCTTCCGAAATTACTCTTGTCTTCCAAATTTCAATCATTTTTTGTCTGCGTTTTTCATTTGTTTCAGGAGAAGATTTTTCACGTCTTTTTTGACCTTCACTCATTTTTTTCAAAGTTTCAGCAGAAAACTTTCGGCCTTTCAATGAAAGTGATCTTTTTAATTTAGTTTCCTCTGTATCGCGCCTTAGCCTTCCGGCTGCGGAAAGTTTTTTCTTAACTTCTTCAGAAATACGTCTTCCTTTGTTTTTTTCTGAAATTTTTCTTTTTGTCTCTTCTGACATTTTGTACCCATGCATTCCATCCCCGCCGTTTGTCAGGTTATATCCATTTGGGCACTTTGTTTTACGATCAGCAATTATGGTCATTTCGCACCAAATTGCACTGTCTCTATCTTTTGCTTGAGCAATTACTTCAAAAGTAAAATTCTCACTTCCGTATTTTTTAATTGCATTGTAAAAATATGAGCAAAATCCGTCTGTTCTTTTATGCGCAGACCATCTCGCATCTACATTGCGAGTAACGCCAATGTATGACATTCCGTTTAAATTGTTAGTTACGGAATATAAATAGTACATACACAATTACTTATTGCTTCGTCTCTTCTTCCGGCTTCGGCATCTGCGCCTCAACTTGCGCCTTTAGTTTTTGCCACAACGGGAACCCGCCTTGACTCGTCGGGAGGCTACCCAGCAGATTCACGATGGCGACGGCTTCGGCTGGCTCCATCACGAGCGTCATTTCTAACTTTGCGTCGGACATTACTTACTCTCCAATGCGGCGACTTTGGCCTTCAGATCGTTAATCATTGCTTGCTGTTCTTGGATGGCTTTGACCAATGTCGGAATTAATCCTGAATAGCCAACAGATTTATAAAGCGTTTTATCCTCAATACCATCTTGGAACTCATCAACAAGCTCTGGAAACACTAATTCAATTTCTTGAGCGATAAAACCAGCAACATTCTTTTGTCCTGTTCCTCTGCCTTGTTTCCAGTCAAATCTGCGTGGCTTGACCTGCAGTAATTTGCTTAAACCAGAGTCAAGATTTCTAATGTTTTCTTTAAATCTTTCATCTGAAACTGACTGAACTGTAGTATTTGTGGAATAGATAGTACCGTCGCCACGAACAGCGAATCTTGCGCCAGAATTTGTGTAGACAGATATTGCTCTAAATCCAGTTTCCGTTGCCCCGCCTTGAGAAATGTAGAGCATACCGCCAGCGAGGTCGTTATAACCTGCGCTTGTATTGTCAACTTGAAGAACGTGTGCGCTAGTATCAGAGTTAGTTACCCCCATGCCACGAGCGGCTCCAGCATTAAACGAAAACTTTGATTGATTAAATGCAGTTGTAGTGCCTACATAAAAATCCCCCCCGCTCGTGATGCGGGCGCGTTCGGTGTTGTTGGTAATCATTGCAAGCGCGATGTTGCTCTGCGTTCCTACTTGAGCATAACTATCATTAACGCTCAAATAAGCCATCGTGCTGGTAGTCGTATTGAAACTAACAATATCGTTATTGTTTTGTGTTCCAGCAGCAGTAAATCTGTAAGTCAAAGAACCGCTGCCGGTGTTAACGCCAAGACGACTTGACGAATCCAGCGTCATCGCCTGCGTGAACGTGATGGTGTTGCCTGCGGTGCCGGAGGCTGCTGTAAAGAAGCGGTGTTCGCCTGCTACTTGCTGATGTCTGGTTGCTTGGCCAGTCCCAATATATTTCCAACCAGAATTAAAAGTGGCATTGGCAGCGCCATTGAATTCGGACGTTCCTACGTAAACACCCGCTGATGAAAACATGCTTGGAGTGCTAGCAGCACTCGGCGTTACGCCCAGACCGAGGTTGCCGGAGGTGTCAAGAGTGGCTTTGGTAGTGTCGTTTGTAATAAATAGCAAATTATTATTGCTAAAAGTTCCGACAAACGCTTCTGTAGCACCAAGAAATGCGCCATAACTAACGGTGCCGCGAACTAGTCTAAAAAGACTACCCCCGCTACTGGCAACATCTAACTTAAACGTCGGAGAACTCGTCCCAATCCCAAAATTCCCACTAGAGTCAAACCTAGCCGACTCAACCCCACCCTCAGTGAAAGCGATGGTGTCTGCTGCAGGGAAGAAGATGCCGGTGTTGGTGTCGCCGGTTGTGGTGATGGCAGCAGATGCAGCAGACCCCGCTGGGAATATACCCACCCCAGAAACCGTTAAAGTTGTCGCCAGCAGGTTGGTGATGGTGGCGGAGGTAGAAGTCAGATTCGTAATCGTTGCCGATCCGAACGTAGCATTGCTGAGCGAAAGGCTGCTGATGGTCAAGCTGCTGATACGAGCAACCGTAGCCGACAGATCCGACACCGTAGCCGTCGTAGCAATCAGATTCGTAATCGTTGCGCTGCCCGCACGAAGCACCGTAGCCGAAACGTCTGCACAGGTCAGACTAGCCGGATTTGTACCCAGCTCCACCACCGCACTGCTGGAGTTGATGGTAAAGATCCGCTTATCTGCGGTATTAACCGCCAGCTCCGCACCGCCTGCCGCGTTGGTCAGATTAGCCGTTGCCGGGATCGCGCCCGGAGTATTGCTTCGCTTCGTCAGAATAGTAGGCATTAGTATGCTCCCCCGCTCAGGGTTCCTGTGGCATTAGCCAGATCCAAATAATAACTTCCCGTTTGCCCATCCAGCAAATCAGCATTCAGGTTCGCAACCAGCGTCGTCGAGCTGATCACAAGGCTTCCCAAGGACAGGTTCGTAATGGACGAACTGCCATACGACAGCGTGGTTCCCGAAAGGGTCGTAATCGCCGCCGAGGTGGAAGTCAGCGTCGTAATCGTGGCGGACGTAAAGGTCGCATTGGCGAGCGACAAGCTCGATACCGTCAGGCTTGTAACCGACAAATTGGTAATCGCCGCCGAGGTCGAAGCCAACGTGGTGACCGTACCGCTGGTTGCCGTCAGATTAGTCGCCGTCAGTGACCCGCTCGACAGGGTGGTAATACCCGCTGAAGTCGAAGTCAGCGTCGTAACTGTCCCACTTGTCGAGGTCAGATTCGTTGCAGTCAGGGACCCGCTTGAAATCGTGGTGATTGCAGCCGATGTCCCGGCAAGCGTCGTAACGGTTCCGCTCGTGGCCGTCAAATTGGTTGCGGTCAAAGACCCCGAAGAAAGCGTCGTAATCCCCGCAGAAGTACTCGTTAGGGTCGTGACCGTCCCGCTCGTCGAAGTCAGATTGGTCGCCGTCAAAGACCCGCTGGTCAGGGTCGTAATGTCCGCACTGCCGTACCGGAGCGACGTACCCGAGGCGGTCGTAATAGCCGCGCTCGTGCTGGTTAGCGTCGTAATGGTCGCGCTGGTAAAGGTCGCGTTGCTCAGCGACAGACTGCTTACGGTCAGGCTCGTAACAGACAGATTAGTGACCGCTGCCGAGGTCGCAGCCAAGGTCGTAACCGTGCCGCTCGTGGCCGTGAGATTCGTCGCCGTAAACGACCCGCTGGAAAGCGTCGTGATACCCGCACTAGCCGCGCTCAGCGTCGTCAGACTAGCCGAGCCGTAGCCCAAGGTCGTGCCCGTAATGGTCGGGGCGTTGAGCGTCGTAATCGTGGCCGAGCCGCCCGTCAGCGTCGTAATGCTGGCCGAGGTCGCGGTTAGATTCGTAACCGTGGACGAAGTAAACGTAAAGTTGTCAATCGTGGCGCTGGTTGCGCGGAAGTTCGTAACGGTCCAGCTGTCGCCTGTTAGCGTCGTAACGTTGCCGCTCGTTGCGCCAATCGTTGTGATCTGTGCGCTAGATCCGCTAAGCGTCGTAATACCCGCGCTGCCAATACTGGCCGTCGTAATGCTTGCGGACTCTACGCTAAGCTGACTGATACTGGCGCTGGTTGCCGATAGCCGAGTGACCGTAGCCGACGTAAACGTAAAGTTATCAATCGTTGCGCTAGTCGCCTTTAGATTGGTAACCGTCGCACTCGTCGCCGTCAGATTCGTAATTGCGCTGCTAGTCGCTACGAGCGTAGAAACTGTGATGCTACCGCCTGAAATGATGACATCACTAGCATCTTGAGTCGCAATTGTTCCAAGACCCAAGTTAGTCCGTGCACCCGACGCCGTTCCAGCGCCTGTACCACCATGGGTTACAGCAAGCGTCCCAGACATCGTAATCGTGCCCGCCGCCGTAACCGGACCACCCGTAAACGCCAGCCCACTTACCGTGCTGCTGACATCAATGCTGGTAACGGTGCCCGCGCCCGTAATCGTCAACCAAGTCGGTGCAGCCGTACCATTGGACGACAACACCTGACCCGGGCTACCTTGATTGCTCAGCGCAAAATTGGTGCCATCGCTGTACACCACGGCACCAGCTACAGGAGATATTGCCGATCCCGTACCGCCACGACCTAAGGGCAACACGCCCGTTGTCTTAGCCGTATCCGAAAGATCTACTGCCGGGTGAACGTGATCGCCACGCGCAATCTTCGATGACGTACCCACCGAAGCCACGCCGCCAGCAACCGGAGCCACCGTGGCGTAGTCAATGCTGAAAGAAATGTCCTGAGCAAGATTCCCGCCGCCAATGATTCCGCTGCCTGCGGTGACTTGACGCGAATCCGGAACCAACCCAGCCTGCGCAATAGATACCGTCGAAATGCTGGTTACGCGGCCCTTGTTGCTAACCGTAATGACCGGCACCAATTGCGCCGTACCATACGTACCTGCTGCAACACCCGTTGTATCAAGTTGCGTATCACCAATGCCGCCGTTAGCCACAGCAATCGTAATGTCGTGCGAAAGCGTACCGCCGCCCGTGAGTCCCGTACCCGCAGTAATGGCACGCGACGGCGGAACCGTCAGATTCTGATTGATCTGGCTAAACTGAACCTTATAGGTCGTGCCCGCAATAACAATCGGGAAATAACCAGCCGGGTCCGCAACCGGAGCCTCCGGCAGGGATGTTATGCGGGCGGGTACGAGGTTGCTGGGCACCGTAGCCATCAGGGCACCTGCTGCGGTTCAAGGTATTCATCACCTTGTTCGTCAATCAAGAACGTGTTGCCATCTTCACTAATGACACCATACGGTGCACTCGTAAGCGGCGTGTCCGGACGAACAAAAGGCAGCGTAATTCGCTCAGTCTGACGAGCAGGAAGTCTGTAAGGGTCGAGTTCGTCTACGTCAGCAGGGCAGCACCTGAGCCCGGGGTAATTTGGGTCAGGCATTAACATGTCAAGCGGAAATTTTCTAGAGCAACGGTCACAACAAGCAACCGCTGCGTAAGTTCTTCCTCTTGTATCAAGAAAGAGAGGCATTGCCTTTTTCCTTCATTTTGCAATTATCAAAATGATAGCGTTTCATAGCGTTGCTATGTCGTTTTGTTAAACCACACCAAGGGCAACTGGCAATTGGCCTGTTCATCTTTACCTTTGAGATTTTATCTTTTACCCATTGCTCCATCTTTCGTCTTGCAGACGGATTTGGCTTTCCAAGTTTTAAAAGAGATATTTTTCTCTTTGTTTCTTCGGAATGTTTTTTACCTAAAAAAGTTCCGGGTTTGCCAAGATTTGCAAGCCTAAGCTTTTCTTTTGTTTCAAGAGATATTTTCCTACCAAGTCTAGAAATACTTTGCTTTCTTTTGGTTTCTTCTCTGTGTTTGTACCCAGACAAGCCTTCTCCGCCGTCTGTAAAGTTTGCAAGTTTTACTTGCATTCTTTTAAAACACTTAATCAAACCTATCTCAAGGTCTTTAGCAATTTGCTCACTAGAACAATAAATTTTTCCAATTAAAAGATTTTCTTTTCCATATTTGTTAACAATGTTCTTGTGATAAAAAGTTCTATGGGAAAAATCTTTGTAACGATCTCCTTTGCCTTTACCAATGTAAAAAACGCCATTGGCATCAACAGTTGTTGGCCTTGCGTGAATGTAAGCGTAAAAGTTTTCTTTAACGTTCATTTCGTATACGGCGAAATCATAGGCGCCCAATAAATCGGGCTGTTGTCGCGCTCTTCGTTTTCCGCTTGAGCCAACGCCTTATCCGCCTTCGCTTCCAAGATCGGCATCAAGTTCGCATCCACTTCCGGAGTCTCTTCCGCAAGCTTTGACGCCAACATCGCAACAATCGCATCAAACCAACGCTGCGGAACTTCTAGTTCCTGCGTCATCGTGCCTACATCCATGATGTACCGATGCCGCCACACCACAATTTGCTGCGTCTCCGCTGCCTGATTGGGAATCGGCCAAAGACGCATATACGGTCGGTTGATCTGACGATCAAACCAAAACTGCAAAGGACGACCTTCAAATGATTTGTTGGGCAGCGCCGTATAGTCATCGCGATTTAAACGCGCTATAGGGATTTCTGTAGGCGTGTTCCCGAAAAAGACATTGGAGGTCGAGAGGGTTCCGCTCGTCACACGAACGCGGAAATAGTCAGCAGTCTGCGGAGTCTCGGTATCTACCCAACTCCACTCGCCCGCAATCTGAGTCGGCGCGGTCGTATCTTCAATCGTCTCAACGATTGTCCAGACCAACCCATCGCTCGACTTTTCAACCACATAAGGCTGCGCTGCCGCTGCCCACTTGATGCCTACCGTCGTAACGGTCAAGCCTTCATCATTGTAATTTTGATACGTCGTTGAAGTTGAGGACACCGTACCCGTCGCTTCTTGCAGCGTTCTTAGGTTCGTATTGAGCAAATCCACCGTGCCCAACGGCAGCGGAACAGAGCCCTGCCCCTCATAAAGCGGCAGCACCGTGCGCTCAATACACCAAAGCTGAACACCACGATTCGCGAGATTGGAAAGAATTAGGTAAAGCTGGTCGTTCGCAATGTCGATCATCTCAGAGGTGATCTGTTGCGCACCAAGCCGACAACGCCTGTAGGCATGGTCAATGACCTGCCTAGTCGTAAATTGAGTTGTCGAAACTGTACCGGAAGTTGCCATCAGGGTCCCTCTTGCGCCGTGGTCCGCTGCACCGAGCAGACCCCTATGACTACACGAAAGTTATTTTAGCACTTACCGCCGCCGTACATTGGCTTACGTCCATGAGCAGGAACGCCGCCGTGACGCAATTTGGTCTTGGGTTCGCCCGGATGCTTTTCGCTCTCGTGTTTATGAACGGCTTTACGCATCATGGCTTTGTCCATTTTCACATCCGAGTGCTTGGCCATGCCGCCCTTGGCCTTCATATCAAGGCTCATTCCCGGCGCATACTTTTCAGCACGCTCCATGGCTTCGCGAGCGCGACGGTCTTGACGACCGAGCATCTTGGCCTTCTTCGGGCTACCGCGATACGGACCCTTCTTGTCGCCGTAGGCAAGATATTCCGTGCTGAAGATCTCGCCGCCCTTGGCCTTCTTCGCTACCTTTTCACCGGCCTTACGGGCTTCGGACAACGCAATTGCAACCGCCTGCTTGCGGTTCTTTACCACCGGACCCTTCTTGGAACCCGAGTGCAGTTCACCGGCCTTGTACTCGCGCATCACCTTGGCAACTTTGCCACCCTTTTTAAAGGCAGGATATTTTTCTTCATCCTCTCGGGTGTATTTTATTGGTTCACCATAAACCTCAATCTCGTAAGACGATTTCATTTTTTTAGAATCGTCTTTTTTATAAGAACTAGAAGTATAAGGTTTTTGAGGTGCCATTGGCTTAAGAGGTTTAAAACCCTCACGACTAGAAGGCTTGGGTGGTTCGACCGCGCCACCCTTCTTATAGCCCTCGTACATGCCCTTCTCCGGCTTTGACGGAGCCAAATCCATCGTACGTCCCGGCGGCTTCTTAGCAGGCAGTCGGTCCATGTCATAACCCGGCACACGACCGCCCATAGCGTAGCCCTGTCCTTTGCCCATCTTGGGCTTCGATTCCATCTTCGGAGCACCATGCGCCGGAGCATTCGGCTTCGCACGCGCAGGCATGTCCTTGTAAGAATCTTTCGCCTTAGAAGGCACCGCCTTCACAGAGCCGCCCTTGGCGTATTTGCTCATGTGCCCCGATGCCGCATGGAAACCCATGTGCTTGGGGTAAGAAAAATCTTTAACGTACTTAACAGCCATGGATTTACCCTCTCAAGAGATACGCGCTTTGAGCGCCGCGAATACTCCTCGCAGTCGCGCCTTCAGCACAATGAGTTTAATCATCAACCGCTCACGACGAGTCGGTGCGACCGGCTCCGGCAACGGATTTACTTTGACCTTACGCTTGCGAACCACTTTCTTTTTCATCAGCAATCCCACTTACGTAGCGACAACGCCTTTCGCGTCGGGCGACCTTTCTCATCTTTCATCGGCCCCGGCATACCCGACATCCGCGCACAGAATGATCGACGCCGTGCCGCTGCCTTCGGGGACTTCTTTGCCTGTCCAGCACTTACCGGCGGCTTCAAGTTCATCCCCTCGCGCTTTGCACTACGTCGCCCCGCTTCGTTTAGACCGCCTTCCGGATTTTTCCCAGCCTTGCGCTGCCAAGCGGGGCTCTTAAACGCCCCACCGCCTTTGGCAAACTGTTTCCATTCTGACCAGTCGCCTTTGCAGTTCATCAGGCAATCCTATTTGCTGTAAAGATTACAGACGGAATCGCCGGGACGTTAGGAGGACCAGCGGACGCAGCAGTGTAATCAATCGTCACAGCCGTGTTTGTCGTAGCCCAATACAAAGTCAAATACTGAGTCGCAGTGACTTGCTCTTGGAACGTAAGTTCAAACACCGTCACACCACCGTCAGTGGCTTTAGGCACACTAATTGTTGAGGCAGTATTAGCGACGTTCGTGCCGTTTTTCTGGTACCAAACGGTAACTGTGTGATTAGCGGTGTCGGTATTTTTGAGCTGAAAGTTCATCGAACATGAATACACGCCCGCCGTCGCAAAGGTAATATTCGTGCTAGATGCAACTGTGATTCCGCTATCCCACGATGACCCGGTATCAAATGACACGGCATACGCAACATTTGCGGAAACAGCTGTTTGATCCCTAGTCGATATTTTCTGTGCGTATGATCGACCCGTAATCGTATCAAACGGAATCGCACCCGCCGTCACCGTAATCGAATCAAACTCACCTACTGCGTTGCTAATCGTGACCGAGTTGATCACGCCGCCAGTGAGATTCAGCGAATCGCCTACGAAATTTTTGATCTGCGTAGCCGACGCCTTGACCGAAGTCGAAGACTGCACGCACTCAAAAAGCTCGCTCCCCCCGAGAGCCGTAGCCGCCGTAAGATCTGTAATCTTAACGTTAGCCATGGCTTACTTCGTGGACTGTTGGACGACGGTAAAGCGAACCGAACCCGAACCGCTATTAATTCTCAGTCGAACCGCACGCATCAGCGTCGTCGTGAACTGAGTCTCATCACCTGACGCTGCCGTCAAGCTAGCATTCGGATGTGCAACCGCAAGTTGCTGAATGCTGCGATCAAACGGATCTTCGTTGGTGTACTGCACCGAATAATTCACCGTGCCACTCGTCTTCGCAGAAATCGTGGTCACCTGATTCGGCGTGTAAATATCAAGCGGAATCCAGTCGGTGTAACCCGTGACAGCGTTACCAACACTAATCGTTGCACTCGTTGGCGCTGAAGCCAACACATTAGTCACCGTCGCAAACGCCAACGAACCCGTCACCGTGCCCGATGCCGTTACCGCAAGCGTCTCAATCTGCTCTCCACCGCCCGGGCGTGTGCCCGTGACAATGAAATTAACAGTGGCCGACTTTTCGCTAAATACCGTGAGATACGCCGGAACCGTTAGCGTGGCAACACCGCCCGCAGCCAACGATCCATTGAGCGTAATCGCTCCGGAGGCATTCAAAAGTTGCACTGCCGCTACGCTGTCCGCATCCGCCGCAGGCTGTGATCTTGTAAAACTAATAGGACGCATGGTTGCTTTCCCTCACAATCACAAGCGAAAGGGGGCCGAAGCCCCCTCACAATTTACGGCACGAGGCTGGAGTACAAACCGATGTAGAAAGTTGAGCTTCCTACCAAAACCGGAATGCGACCAACTTGAACAGACACGGTGCCAGAAGGCGAAGCCGTGGTCAGCTTGGTGCTGCCAATCGTCAGCGTGGTGCAGAGCAGGTTGGTGATAACACCGGAAGCGCTGCTGATCGTTCCGGAAACCATGTTGCCTTCAAAACCATTTTCGGATCGTACCGGACCCGAGAAAGTTGTTCTTGCCATTGCAAATTACCTCATGCACAAGTTGCCCATTAGTCTGTGCATCGTCCGCTAGGCCGGTCTAATGGGCTGGTTACACCTAGAACTCAAACTCCTTGCGCTTTGGCCTTTCTCTTCGCGAGCATCTTTGCTCTAAACTCAGGGTCAGCCCAACGCGCCTTCAACAACTCTGCCTTCGCTGCCCGAACCTCAGGCGTGTTGTACGCCCTTGAATACTCCCCTGCTTGCTTACGAGCTTCTTCACTCTCGTAATATGCTTTGGACTTTTTAGAAGCCTCAGCACGGCGCTCCGGAGTCGATTTCGCGGCCTTAATCGCTAATCTAATACTATCTCCTTTCTGTGTCCATAGTCTTTTTGTGGCTTCGCTTTTGCGTTTCTTTTCCTCCGGTCTAGCATGTGCTTCAGCACGGGATGCAGCCTGCTTGGCACGGTAATCCTCGGACTCCCAGTTGGTCCGCATGGCAACGCTGATTTTGTTGCGGACTTCTTCGGTTTGAGCCTTGATGATTGCTGCGCGAAGACGGGCGCGGTAGGCGGGGTCGTTTCTAAGTCGATTTTGAGATTCTAAAATCCTTTGTCTGTGTTCTGGATTTTGCCAAGCTTTCTTGATGATTTTTGTCATCATCTCTCGCCACTCAGGCGTAGAGCATTGTTCTCGTTTTTTACGTAACCGTTCTTCGCTGTACTTTAATCCTGCGGTGCCTTGTCCGCCTCCGGTTAAATTACAAAGAGATCCTGTGCGCAAATCACGCCGCCCGTATTGCGCAATTAAATCTCGCTCCATGGCAAAAGCGTCTTCTTCTTCGTCCATATACGCAGCCACAGTAATCTGCGGAACAAGGCCCGCTGCCCGGATCTTATCCAGCACACTTTGCAAAAAAGGATTAACGCACCGACGTTCCCAGTGATAACTGGCGCGGTCTAAATCTACGGTGCCTTTGCCAACGTAGATGGGTTGAAGCCCTTTCCCCGGACGGGGATCAAGATAAACGTACACATAAAACTTGCCCGGCTTCTGCATGACTGCCTTCCTGTTTCCAAGTTGGCTAACATCATACAGAGCCGGGCAAGGATTTGTCTAGGAGAATAACTCCTTACAAATCAGAGACTTACAGACCAGCCGTACCGTATACGGTGCGGGGATCAGTGAATCCCACAGCGTAACGTTCGGTCGATTTAAAGCGGGTGCTGTCAGTCTCGAAGTCGCCTTCCATTGACTTCTCAAGGCCGCGACGCATCATTAGCTTCAAGCCTTCCGGCGCGTCCGTCTTCACCCACCAAGCGGTGGTGGAGGTCAAACGCGAGAGGTTAGCCTGACCGCCAGCGAGGAGGCCCATCGACTTCACCGGGTTGATGTCGTTGTCGGCGGTGCCCGTACGGAGGACGCTCTTGAGGAGCACTTCCGCTTGGAACACGTTGGACGGCGACACAACGAGCTTCTCCGGGTTCAAACGGATGCGCTTGCCGTTGTTGTCAACAGCGTTGCGGATCTGAATGAGGATCTGCTCAAGTGAGGTCTGCGAGAGAGCCGCCGGGGTCGTGAGCTGGTTGCTGAACGTTCCGTTGGCAATCGGGTGGCTGGTCGAAACCAGAGGCACGCCGTCGCCGCCGTTGAAGCCAGCGGTGAACGCACGGTTGAGGACGTTGGCGCAGAGGGTTTCCTTCGTCTCAATCAGCGACTGCGCCAAGTGCTTGGCGTAGGTCTGACCGATACGGATGTGGTCACCATCTTCCACGAGCACCTTCGTGAGCGCGAATGCAAGGCCGTAGACCTTGTAAACGTAACGCTGCAAGAAGAGCACGCCACCGGCCTGATACGTGACCGGCATACCGTCCGGAAGTTCCGGAGCAGCGCCGAACCCGTAGAGCACCGGCTCTTCGTGGTAGTTGCGGGGAATGCCCTGCTGCTGGACGAAGACTTGCTTCCACTCGTCAGCACGCTGGTCATAAACGCCATCGAAAGCCTCGTTAAGAATCGGCTCAACAATGGAACGAAAATCAGTACTGCGCATTGGGACTGCCATTTTCTAGCCCTCCTTAGAATGCAGCCACATTAGCGACGTACTGGTGCTCGCTAATCTGGACCTGAACGATGGTGAAGGAGTCGCCAGCGGCGTTCCCGACTTCCGGCGCAATAGCAATGACGCGCATGACCTTGTTGCCCGAAGTGACGAAGCCCGAACGGTCGAGCTGCGCGAGCGAAAGGCCAGTCGTGACGTTGCCAGAGTCAGCATTGGCGAAGTCCGCCTGATTGCTGATGTTCGTGACCGAAACCGAGCCGTTGGCCTGAATTTCGTACACGATGGCCGGGTCAAGCGTCACGTAGGCAACAATGTCCGTGGCGGCGGTTGAGGCCGTCCACTTGTTGCTCACGCGGCGACGACCGTCAGCGTCGGTAAACTCGACGCCCATGAACGTACCGATGATGGGATCAGAATTTCCAGCAGCTTCAATGAAACCATCCGTGTCGAGCTTGACCGGCTGGAACTGGAAGATGTTGGAGGTGTAGCCCGTCTCAATCGTCATAGCGGTGGGTCGAATGATACCGCTAGGATGATAGGCAGGCCGAAGACCAAATGGTGCACTGGTCGCAGACATGCGTTAATCCTCACAAAAAAGATGTGTGGCTAACATCATTCCCACGCTTGTGGGGCACGACGATTAGCCGATTCCCGCATTGCCTCAATGCCGTCACCTTCGATCACATTTGAACCGGACTTCTGAGCCTGATCACGCAGGAACTCAGCCGTTTCGGCCAGTCGGCTTTCTTCCCGAGCGGGCGCATCGTAGTGCGCTTCCTGCATGTACTTTTTGTACAGCGACAGGGGAATCTTAAAAGCCAACATCTCGTTGACGCCAATAAACCCAATGTACTCGCCAGTTTTCAGCGTGGCATATTCCCAACCGGGAACATCCTCCGGCTTAATCGGCTCATATCCAAGCCGAATCCTGCCCTGTATCGAGTCCCTTGGATTCGTGGTTGTCAACCAGCAAGTGTGATAACCCGGAATCTTCGGCAAATCAGGCAACGCGGCCTGAAAAAACTGCTGTCGAAACATCTCAACGCGGTCATCATCGGAGATGGCTCTCTCCTCTACCACTGCGCGATCATACGCAGCACGACTCTCACGACCTTCGCCAAGAACCTTCTTCAGTCTTTCATCGCTCATATAACTCGCTCCCTTGTTTAGCGAGAAGAATTGTTACGATCATAGTCAGCATAACGCTTTATGTAGCGTTGACGCAACTCTGGGTTATCCCAGACCCCTGCGTCGATGAGCGCTTGCTTGCGCTCAGGGCTGATATAAATCTCTTTTCGGGTGGACGGTGCAGCGTATTCACGCTTGCCGCCGACTGGGGGACCACCGCGTTTTGGCGCGGCCTTTGCTTTAGGGGCCTCGTCTTCCACGGTGTCTTCTCCATATCGGTGGGGTAGGCGTTTGGCTACACGATTGTCCAACTCAATCCAATAATCTTCCGTTGCCGGGTTAAACCCTTCAGAGGCAAGCTTTTTGTCCAAAGCCTGCACAATGAGGGATTCTTCGTCGCTGCCACGAGGGTCGTACCAATCATTGGCCGACATCCATTCCTTGGCATACGCCGCCACGCGGGGGTCAACCCGAGGCTTTTCTGGCTCCGGCTTAGACGATTGCTTGAGACTTTCAAGCTGCCTGCGGCGCTCCATGAGTTGATCACGGATGGATAACGCCTTGGCAACGTCCTCTCCGGCTCCCTGCTCAATCGCCTTGGCGATGATGCGGTCTACGGTTTGGATTTCGTTGGTCGTCTCGTTTAGACGCTGATCCGCAGCCTGTTGGTCGAACTGCGTGGTCTTGCTCTCAACGGCCTGCAAGCGGCGCTTGAACTCTTCGTTCTCTGCACGCAAAAACGCCAACTCGCGCTCTTTGTGCTCAATCGCCGCACGGCGACGGAACTTGCGCTGTTGACGCTGCGCACGCTTTTCCTCAGGGGTCTGAGCACGGCGTTTGCCCGTCTCTTCCTCGTCCGCCTCATCAGCGTCCGCAAGGCGCTCATCGCCCTCGTCTTCCTCTGCTGAAGCTTCCGCTTCGACAGGCGCTGCCTCTTGAGCAGGCTCCTCGGGAGGGGTTTCGGTAATGACGTATTCCTCTTTGGAACTCTCGTCATCCTCTTTCAATACTTCGTCCTTAGCCATGTGTTAGCCCTCAGATAAATGCTTTGATGGCAAGCGGGTCACCGCTCACGCCACCTACGATGTCTAAATCGTTGAAGATCACGAACAACGCCTCTTCGTCGTTGCCGTAAGGAACCTTCCAACGATCTCCGCCGTACTTGGGAACCCGGACATAATCACCCGGTTTGCACCAAGCGCCTTCCGGCCAAGACTCCATCGTGTTGCGATTCTTGAAGGCCAAAGGTCCAAGACTGTGAACCTTTGCGATCTGGGTGTTCCAGACCTCTGTCTCCCGCGTTTCGTTGTGCAAAATGATACCGCCTGCCGAAGTCTTCTTCGGGCTACGGATCTGCACCAAAACACGCGAACCAAATGGAATCAAACCCGGCTCTACACTAGGAAAAGCCTCATCCAACGTAATCATTACAACTCCTCTCCGTCCTCTTCTTCTCTCAGAAGACGATCAATGTAAGTTAACGCGGCCTGCAACCCGGCGTAAGTGCCCACTGCCTTGCCATATTCAAACGAAGCATCCTTACCTTCCAGCTGCCGTTTCATCGCGTCGTGTGCGACACGAGCCTTGGCCCGCTCCAATTCGTCAATGATGCGTTCAATCATGCGTTTTGTTTACCTTTGCTAATAATGGCGGGCGTTGCCTTCGGGTCGCCCTTGACACCCTTCGACTGGTCAACCATGCCCTTCTTCGGACCACCATTGACCATTTTCTGTCCACTGACAGCCATACCCATGGCCATCATCTTGTGTTGGTTCATGTAATTGTCAGCCATAAATCACCCCTTAAGGATTGATACCCGTACCTGTTGAAACACCGACCTTCTCACCCGTAACCGCTTCCATCGCGGCAATTTCTTTCGCCGTCTGGTTGTCTTCGCGGTTCGTAACCAGTTTGACGTTAAGTTCCGCCGATTGACGCTCATCCAGACGATCTTGCTTGAGCAATTCACGCTGCATGTTGTCCTGCTGACGCTGCTGCGTCTGAGCCTGCTCAAGTTGAAGTTTCGCCTGCTGCAACTGCAACTCGGCCTGTTTAACCTGAGCGTCGGCTTGATCGGCAGCGGCCTTGCGCTGCACCTCGGCCATCTGCGCAGCCACACGCGGATCTTGCGGCGCGTTCATACCTTGCATCTGCTGCAACATGCCAATCGCCTGCTGCACGATCTGCGGAATCGCACCAAAAGCCCGTGTAGCGTCAGGCACCACACGCTGTGATGCCGCTGCCAACATTTGATCAAAGCCCTTCTTAACGTCCCTGTCGTTCACTTTCTGAAATTCAGATATGTCCGTGCCTGCGGCAGTTGATGCCACTTCAAAGACATGGGTCGCGTACCAAAGAGCGATATGCTCTTTGATGTGATTAAGAATCGTGGGGATAAACGTTCCCGACATGAGCATAGAAGAACCCAGAACGGGACTCGTGAGATAATCCAAGTGAACTTGTAAGTGCGCAAGATGATCTTGTTCTGGGAACGCCGATACCGGACGCCCAAGCGTTGCAGCAACGTTTTCATTGACGGCATTCAACTCCTTGGGTGTTGGAGCAGGCAACAACAGATCTTTTGCATTCGGAATGCGAAGCTGACTTAGGATTCGCTCTTCCACTTTGCGCAGGTCATAAATCTGCGGCAGTGCCAATGCACGCTGCGCAACCGCCTGAACCTGAGCATAACGCTGCGCTTCAGAGAAAATGTTGGGGTCCGAAACCGGCACCACATCCATCGGTCCGTCAAAGTCCGAACGCTTAACAAGCAACTCGCCTACTTCGTCCTTGACCTCCTCGTCCTCCAGATACATCTGATTAAGACGATGCAGCACTTTGAGCGTACGACCCATCGCATCATGCAATCGCGCATGAATCGCGCTAAACACCGCCATGCCCTGCTCAATACGCGCCAACTGCGTACCGACCGGCATGTTGCCTTGGTTCTCAGAGATATCTTCCAGCGTTGTGCGAACTACGCCCTTACCGGCTTCGACCAAGAAGCCAAGCAACTGCATCAGCGTCTGCGAGGGCTGGTTAAACGGAATCGGCATCGCGATCTTGCGAATGTCATCGCTAAATGCGCCGCCTTCGATTTCCTTCACTTCCGTTGGATCAATGCGCTCGGACTGACCGCCTTCGCGACCGCCCTTGAGCTTCAGCATTCCGGGGAAGTTCGCAATGTGCGCAGAGTCCAAGAGCGCACGCAGCGCACCCGTTGCCGCTGCCGAGATACCGCCAATCATCTGCGGGATACCGATGGGGTACGCGCCACGCCACGGAACGAAGGGGAACTCAATGATCCACTGCATCTCCTCCAGCGTCTCGTCTTCTTCGCGCCAGTTGCGATAGATGCTCAAAACTTTGCCGGTGATCTTATCGACCGACACAATGTACGGCGCTAATCCGTACTCGTCTTCCAAGTCGGCAATGACATAAATCTCAAAAATCGTCCGCAGCCCATCGTCGTTGTAGGCATTGGAATCACGGCCTTCGATCTTGTTATTGGCGGTTTCGGATTTGGAGTATTCCGGTTCCACCGATGCCACCGGAAGGTCTACATCGCGGTACATCCCCGAGCGCACGCGCTGGAGATACTCAATCTCCGTCACGTATTGAACGTGCGTCTTGCGCTCAGCCGAGTAAAAGTTCGTCGCCGCAAAGGGCAGGTAAATATCGTCAATTGCAATGAAGAGCGGAACCGGACGCTTCTTGTTTGCGTCCCAACTCATCTTCAAATACTGAGCACCACCGAGCGGCACTTGAGTGAGCAACTGCTCCAACTCTGCCCGGAACTCGGGCATCTGCTGCGTCAACTGCCAATTGAGATAGCGCGTCTTGCGCTCGGCCTTCGCTACCTTTTCGGGTGTGGGGGTACCAAAGATGTAATCCTTTGCAGGACCCTCAGGAGGGAAAAGTTCTTTGACGGCTCGTGCGGAGAAGTCAACGCAGACCTCGGTGAGCATCGGGTGCACGACTTTACTTGCGCCCTGAAACGAAGCGCCGCCCGGTGCATCATCTCCAAGTCCCGTCCGTCGAAGTCCTTCTTCATACTGCTCATCGCGCTTAGATCGCGCTTCCTTGTCCTTGGCAATCTGCCCAAGCAAATCTTGCGCAATCTGGTCCATCTCCCCCTCGGGCATGGACTCAGCAAGGTTTGCATAAAACTCTGAATCCGCTGCCGGAGAAGACTCCTCATCCTCCAGACGCACAATCGCGCCGCCGTCTTCCGTGTCCTCTACCTCGGCAATCTCATCCTCAGGTAGATCCAACATTTCCCCAAGTTCTTCTTGGGCTTCGTCAAGCGGCTCGTTCTCAGACGCCATAGGGGTTCATCCTCGGACGGGAATTAACAATGAGCCTCGGCTGCAACGGCTTAGGCTTACTCACGCTTATCATATCCTTGTCCGCAAGGAAACGTAAACCTTGAGTGCAAGCGTCCATCAAGTCGTCATGCCGGATGCTGCCTTCGCCGCTAAAGGCGCAAAGTTGATACAGCAACGGCTCCGCCCACGAGCGGATTTGCCCCTTGCGCTTTTCGGACTCCACAAACCACACCATCCCGCTCGCAAACAAGTGCGAAACCATGTGAAGGCGGGTCAGTTTTGACGCTTTGCCCGGGTTGTACGCATGCGCCAAGATATTTTCTCGCGCCAGCATCTGCCGAAGTGAGATTCCGCTGCCTTTGTCTTCAATCACGATGGTATCGGGCTTACGGCCTGTTCCCATCTGCCGAGACGGGCCAATCATCGGCTTAATCATCGGCCTCTGACTGTCGTCGCCGTAGTAAACCTCACGCTCTTTGTGCACGCGCTTGATCAAATCCGGCATTCCGAGCCGGTCTTCCCAACAATCCAGCAGCATAATGTTCGGTTTGTCCTCGTTATAGAACAAACCCAACACCACGCACGCGCTCGGGTCGGCATCGGAGGTCTTTTTGTCGCGTGTTTGCTCGGTAAAGGCCGTGTCCATGCTCATCACGATGTGTTCAAACACCGGCAAGGGCTTTTTCGCAGGCCACAACTTGATCCAGTTGCGCTTAATGATCCCCTGCTCCTCGGGATTGAGCACTTCGGCGTGAATTTCCTGCCGTCCAAGCGTTGTGCCTTCAAATTTGAGCAGCTGTTGCTGAAAAGTCGGGGCCAGATTCGCAATATTTTCGTACGTAGACGCCCGAACGACCGCCACATCGTCGCCGTCGCGCTCAATCAACTCGCGAATCAGCGCTTTCGGCTTCGGCGTCGTCGTTGCCACGATTCTTGGGTGCTTTCCAAGGCGCAAGGCGAACATAATCATGTCCCACGCCTCTTGGTCGTACTGCCACGCAGCCAATTCGTCGCAGTTATGCACTACAACACCACCGGCAACGTACTCGTTTACCGCATCAACAGTCAGGTTATAGACCGGCTCCCGCGTCTTTAATCTTTCGACGGCGTTGATTTTTGCCGTGATAGCGAACGGCGCAGGGTCTTGAGCAAAACCGTGCGTTTTCCCGTTTGCTTTCGTAAGCATTGCCGCAGTGCTGGCAGCGTTTAAGCTGTATTGGTCGGTCTGCTTGGTAGCGCCGAGTAGCGGCGGCTTGATTGCAAGACTCGCTGCAATACTTCTGCACCCGTCGCGTAGCCACGTAATCTGTTTTGCACTCCACGCACTGCCGAGTTTCAGGCTGGAAAGCATTTGCACGCCACTTTTCCAAACACTTTGATGAACAGAATTCGCGAGTTTTGTGTACAGACTTAGATTCAAACTGTTGGCCGCAGCCAATGCAGCTTTTAACGTCCAATTCCAACTCTTGCCACATGCGAACAAAAGTCGCTGAAGCAGCCTGCTTTTGTTTATCAGACGTTGATCGACCCGTTGAGTGATGACTGTGATGTTCCGAGCGGCGCATAAGCACCAAGTTTGAAACATCGTTGTTAGTAGGGTCGTGATCGGCATGATGCACAACGTAGCCCGGTGCAATAGGGCCGTGATGCTGTTCGTAAATGTACCGATGTAAGTATTGTTTTTTGCTGTTTCTGTAATACCCGTCTTTACGTTTACGCCATATTTGTCCGTCAAACTCAATGGTATCCACAGTTGATCTCCTGCACTGACGCTTTCAGCGGGGACCCATCCCCGGCCTGCAATCAGTATCGGATGATCTGCGGTACATGTCAAGTTCGTCGTGCCATAACTTATACGGTACAGTGGAGCAGGGTTGTGGCTCAGCCCCGCTGCCGTAACTGAATGCGGTCCAAAGCGAGTTTGAACAACATCGCCTACTTGGATCTGCTCAATTGGCTTCTCGCTACCGTCTGCCATCAAGACCGGGGTCCCTGCTGGGTGGCACCACGCACCATGCCACTGACCACCGCGAAGCCGATCTGGCGTTTCGGCGCTGATTCCTTTGATGAGCGAGCCGTTCTTAAGCACAATTTCTGAAAGCGAACGGTTGTATTCCTTCACCACACGCTCGGGAATCACGCTCATCAGCCCCGAATCACCCTCAAAACACGTATCACGTACGTCCGCAGAGGTCGGCGCACTCACAAGCCACCGGCTTTCGGGCTTTTGATACGCCTGAAACCACAGCCACTCCGCTGCCGCACGGGTTTTACCCGCACCACGACCCGCGAGCATGAGCCAAATGGTCCACTTACCCGGCGGCGGGGCCTGATGCTTATGCCTTTTGCCTACCCACTCGGCGTGCGAGTTGAGCGCAATCAACTCCTCAGTCGTGAGCTTGTTCAGATCCTCAAGGATCTTCTTTCGCTTGGGGCTAATCGGCTCTTGTTGAGGCGTAGCCGTAGCCGGAGTAGGGGAGGGCGGGGGTCCCTGAGCGGTCATGTTAGCGATAACGCGAGGTTTTCTTCGCTATCTTGGAGGGCTGCTTCACAAACTGCTGGCCCTTCGCCTTGCCTTCGCGCTTGGCCCTTGTCGTTGCCGCGTATTCTTGCGGGGTAAGTGACTTAATCGCAGCAGCGGGGAGATACCGCTCGCCCGTTTTAGACGAGGGTTTCCCAGACTTTGTGCGCCAATCTTGCGCGGTCCAATCTTTCAAAGATTTCTGAGGTGCACGCATCGTTAATCCCTGTATCCGCCGCCTTTTTCTTTATAACGTTTGGCCAATAGCTGAGCTTTTCTCGCGCTCCATTGACCTGCGGCGGTGCCTTGGGTGGCCGATGCCTTGATCTGATTGAAGAGCTTCTTACGCATCTCGGGCTTCGTGTAATTACCCGCTGCGTTGACCTTAGATTTCGTTGCCATGTCCGTCCACACTCCACGTTTCTGTCTGACGTTTGAGCTTCGGCCATTCCGAAGCCGTAATAAACGATTTGTCTTGGACTAACAAATGATTCGTAGGTTGCGCCGTAAAGCGCCCGTTGTCCAGTTTGATGAAGTAAAACTCTTTGCTCTGCTCCGGCTCCGCACTAAAGCCATCCAGCATTGGGATCGCGGTGAATAGGTAATTGCCCGTGCATTCCAGCTTAGACCGTAGCCGGGTCTTGATACGGGTCCCTTCAAGAAAGGGATATTCCAGCACGCTGAAGTGAATGCCATAACAATCCCAAGTCTGTGCGTCGGCGGGGTCCCAGCGTGTTTGTGTGGGGAAATGCGCCATCTTGTGCAGCGGTACGTTCCGGTATACCGCCCCGCATTCGAGCATCACATGGCATCCCCAAGTGCGGCCGGGGTGGCTCACGATGCCAAACCATGCGACCCGCAGCCAGTCGGGGGTCCCTAGAGCATTTGGCTCCACATACGCATACGTGTGACGGGGGAGGGGGGCGGCACCTGTGTAAAGCA